CAGGGTGAATAGAAGCAACCGGCAAGTGGTCGTAACCGCGCCATTCAGGTGCTGCTGTAGGGCTGTGGATATGGCGCGACTCATGCGCTCAGGTCTTCTACCAACGAAACGTCTATGCTCGTCGCGCCTAGCGTCTCAATGGTTGCCGAGAATTCGTCGCTATCAAAATGCACTGGCAAGTCGAATGTTCCTGTCCATGTTACAGCTTGTCCGAGAGTTGCGGTAAATGTCGCCATCCCGGTTGTAGTGTTGACGGTTGCAGATATTGGCACACCGCTTGCATAGATTATAACATCATTGTTCGGTTTGCGTATAGGAACAGCCCTATCTTGGCCCCCGAAGGAATACTGTTTAGCTAGCTGTACGGTCTGGCTTGAGCCTGATGCTAGGCCAAGTGGCTCGCTGGTTGCTTCATAATCAAGCCAGTTTTTAAACCGGAACCCATACGCTGCCCCAGCCGTCGCATTAAAAACATTCAGCAGCTCTTCTAGGACGCCTTCGTCGCGCCGGTCAAAAGAACCATTAAACATATGTAGCGGCCTACTTCGCTTGACGTTGCGCCGCTCTATACCGTTGCGCAGTCCGACACGCGTGGTGCTCCATGTCGGTCCGCCGCTAAACCCGTATGCCAAGCCGTCTAATAATCGCGCTTCTATAAATGACATTATTGGCCAAACCTCGCATTAACTGTTCTTTGAGCAGTAGCCGCTTTTTGTGATAGCTGCTGCTGTGTTCTTATGTCTGGTCGCCCTTGCAAGATAAACGTGTTATTTATTTCCCCTCCAGAGCGCGGTGGGGTCTGCCCTTTGGTGTGGTCGGTCACGGTTTCTTGTGGGTGCATAAGCGCCATAAAGCCGCCCTTGCCGTCTAGGCCGCCAGACCGTGAGCCGTTCCCGGTGTAACCGCCACCGTCAAAGCTAGGCGACACAGAGCGCATCATTCCTACCTGGGCAACAGATAACGCCGCTGCGGCTGTTCCGGCAGCAGGGGCAAGGGCAGGACCAACAAACGGGATGCCAACAACAGCATTAAACGCTTTTTGATACGACTCAGGCACAGCCAATAGCGCCTTGGCAACAGCAAAGCCTTGCTCTACCGCAAACAGGGCGCGATATATTCCAGACTGTTCGCCCGCGTAAGCCTTGGCAAGCCCGGCAAGCCCGCCGAAGAACTGCTGATTAAGCTCAAAGATTTTAGCCGTGCGCTCTTGCTCTATTGCGACTAGCTTTTCGTTCCTGTCCGCCTCTAGCTGCTCAAGTATTGCTGTGCGCTGGGTCTCTGTTTCCATTGTCGCGGCAAGAATTATCTCCCTGCGCCGCTCATAAGAAAGCTGAATTGCTTCTTCTTCGACTAGCAGCGACTCAATGATGCTGGCCGCTTGCATGTTTACCGACTCCTGCTCTGCCGCCATGTCTCTTTTCAGCGCGGCAATGGTCTCTAGCTGCTCCTGCTCCAGCTTATACGCATCAACCGTTTCAAGCGCAGCGGCGGCAAGCGCTAGCTGTGCTGGCGTTGCGCCTTCTAGCGCCAGTTTGTGCAGGGTAACGGCAGTCGAAGACAGGCCGACAGTATCGGCCTGTATTTTGAGTGAGGTGATTTGATTGTTGATTGCGTCGGTAGCTGACTGGGCAGCTTTGGCTGCTTTATCTGATGCTTCAGTAGACGCCTTGCTAGCCCCTTGGTCTGATGCTGATACCGGCACATTAGGCAACGGAGCAGAAACAGAAGAACCCGGAACTACCTTTATTGGATTGGCTTCAAAATCTGCCTTTATGCGCTCAAGCTCTTTAATTCTGTTTGACGTGACTTGCCAGTCTTTTTCAAGGTCTGACGTGCTTGCAAATGGATTTACGCGCAGGATTCGCGCTGTGTTTAGCTCGCCACCAATGTTTTTAAGTATTGCCCTTGAGTTCTCGAGTTCAAGGTTGACCTGTTCCATTGCGTCGGCAGGCCCAACAGCCAATCGACCAGCCCATTCACCAATGGCGGTGCCGAAGTTTGTAAAAGCAACCGTTGCAGCAGCAGACTTTTCGAGCAGCAAGATAACCGCGCTTGTAATCGTGCCAAATGCCGCCTTAACTTCCGGACTGGCCATCGTGTCCGAAAGATTGTTAATAGCAGAGGTCGCCCCATTGACCCCTTCGCCGCCTGAGTCGCCTTCCAGCAGGTCGCCAAAGTTGTTTTTTAGCGATTCAATGGCGCCGCCTAGCGTATTGCGTGCCGCCGCTGCTGATCCGCCGAACTGGACTTCTAATTCTTTGAGTATTATTTCTTGCGCGCCGGCAGCGTTGCCGGTTTCTACCATCTGCTTTACAACGTCTTTCTGTGCTTGCGTAAACTGTATGCCGCTTCTACTCAACGCGGTCATGCCTAAGATTGGATCATTCAGCGCCTTACCGACTTGCAGAGTAGCTGATTGCAGGTCGGTGCCCATTGCTGTCGCAACATCCAGAATGGCCCGCTGTGCCCTTGGAAAAGCATCCCCGCCAATTTGTGTAAAAGTCAGAAGCAGAGCTTGGGAAGCAATTACCGCCTCATCGCCAAAAGTTGTGACCTCTTGCAGTGACGATGCAAAGTCTTGCATGTCTTTGGATAGCGACTCGCTAGAACGCCCAGTAGATTTAAGCGTTGCCTCAAGCTGCGCAATCGCTTTTTCTTGCTCAATAGTGTTGTTGATGACAGACCGCGCAAAAAGCCCTGTGGCGAGGGTTCCCACGACAGTGCCGAACGCCTTACCCATTGCCGAGGCGGTCTTGTTCATCTTTTTTGATTGACGGTCTAGATCGGCAAGCTCGCGCTCAGTCTTTACCGATTGCCGCTCTAAGCCTTCAAGGTCTTTATCAGCAGCCTTGACGCCTTTCGATTCAACTTTGATAGCCAGTGTTGCTACGTCTTGCGCCATTTGCCTCGCCCTCCCGTATGTGCTGGTCTGATAGCTCGGCTTGTAATGCGTTTACATAAGATGCATCCATGTCGCGCAAAACTGCCCATTCTTCCGGCCTTATTATCTCGCCGGTTATCTGCGCCCATGCTAGCCACTCGCTCGGCGTTATGGTTGCTGGGTGCCCGTTAATGAATCGACGCGACGGTGACGCATCAAAGAACCAATGCCATATATAAACGCCTCGCTCTGGCAAATCCAAAACGGGGGAGTCAACCTTAAACCTGGCATTCCTCTCCCGCCTTGTTTCCCCCCGCCTGTCTGACGTTGCATAGCGCGCCTGATACGCTACTGCATCGCATAGCTCCAAGCTCAGGCGGTGAAAAAATCCTTTGTAGCCCCAGCGAACTCGTCAACCTGCAAGCGCAGCCAGTCGCGTGAAAGCATATCTTTTACAAGCGCATCACTACGGGCAGGCGTTTTGCCTTCCCATGTAACACCATCTGCATATTCTATGCCAACAACGGTAGCAGCTAACAAATCAATGTTATCAAGCTCAACGTCAGCAACGCTACGCCGTCCCTTGCGGTCAATGGATGCGTCTAGCTGCATGCGTCGAACACGCTTTACTCGCTCATCCTGCGTGCAAATAATGCATAGCGTAAGGCCCAAAGCCTCCCCGTTGCCGGGGTGCTTCAAGTTCAGTTTTCGCTCTGCTGGTTTGATTGCGCCAATATCCATTATACGGCCTCTACGACGATTTCTTTCTGATTCAGGCCAAGCTGATACATTTCAAGCACAAAGTCTTCGTTCCGGCCATTTGGATGGCGCGGGCCGGTGATGATGCCCCGGTTGAAATAGGTTGTTCCGTTGCCAGTATCGGCGGTGATTTGGTCGTCTTGCTCGTACTTATACGCAAACGCATTGCGAGAAGCTGCGGCAACGCGCATTTGGATTTGGCCTGGGTCCGCTGGCAGTCGAGCAACTTCGATTTCAGGGTCGCCAGCGTTGCTAATGCCCTTGGATTTCAAGGTTACATCAGTGGCAACCGTGTCGTATGTGACGATGTTTGTGTTAGTGCCGGTTTCGCCAACCGAGCCAACAGCCTTGACTTCAAGCCAAGTCAGGCCCGCGTATTCGCTTGAGGTCAGATCTGTAGCCTGGGGCGCCGCGTCGCCATCGGTATCGACGGCGATGTAAAATTTCGCGCCTGCGTTAGTGCGTGGATCGGCCATGTGTAAAGCTCCTACGGTGTGTGGTCAATTGGGTCATTATATAGCAAAGCAAGATGCATGCCAACTATGCTAGCGCTCAGCCATGCTTCGGTACTGAATTGTAATCGGGGTCATAGACCATCCGTTATCAACAAGGGGCGCAGCGGCTCCGCAAGATACTATCTGCACTGACTGGCTGTTGTTTTTGAATTTGCTGCCGGCGCGGAAATGCGCCGCTATATCGTCCGACATTTGCCATGATGGCGCCGCCCCTGCGTTGAGCGGGTACATTATGGAAATCTGCATAAATCCGGTATGTTCGTTGCTGTCATAGAACGCCGCGCTTGGCTGTGCAGGAAGCACGTCTAGGCGCGCCCAAGGCGTCACGCTGTCCGCTGGCTTAACGAATGCGGCATTTGGATAGGCTGTATCGGCATCACTAAAAAACAGTCCCGCCCGATATGCTGCAATCAAAGCCAGCGGTATGTCTGAAAAGGGTGTACTCATTGTTTAGCCGCCTGTGCCTTAACTATGCGCTGAATGCGCGCCACGTTTTTGCGTACCATTCCGCCAGGTGCCTGCTTAGACCAATCGTACTCTAAGCGCCGGGCATAGGGCAGGTTATTGGTTAGCCAAATGACCTCGCCGATTGACCATCCGCTAGTCACGCTGCGAACCTTGGATAGCGCCACCGCCTCGGTTGCGGTCGTTTCGCCGTCTTCCGCGCTTCCAATACTCGCCTGCCAGTTGCCCCGCGCTCGGCCTGTGTCTACCGGGGTATCTTTGATGACGCTACTGAATAACTCTAATGCCGCGCCCCGCATCACCTCCTCAATACTTTTGCGCGTCTTGGCTGCAATGCGCTCAATGTCGCGGCCAAAGCTCATCAGCTACGCCCCTGCACAACATAGATTGCCTGTATGCCTTTGCCGCCAATAGGCTTAATGTTCTGCGCTGTATATGTCATGGCGCCAACAACAATGCGCGCCGATAATTGAGGCTCTAGCGTTATGCCAAGGCCCGACACAATTAACTTGCGGTCGTTCGTCTGCACCAGAGTGCCGTCGTCATTGGTGCGCCCGC